TACATTCATGACGAATTGGTTGAGTCAAATAACCTATCGCCATTGCAGGCAATACGAATGGCAAAGCAATTAATTATGAATGGCTTTGAGTTTTTATTAAAAAACACAAAAGTCAACTTAATCATTCCATGTTCGGTTGGTAATCATGGCAGAAATACAAAGAAGATGCACATTTCAACGAGTTCGGCAACCAATTACGAGTTCATGATGTATTCGGATTTAAAAGACTTATTCAGAAACGAAAAACGAATGACATTTCACATGCCAGAGTCGGACGATTGTTACGTCAAAGTTCTGGGCAAAACAATAAGATTCTTTCATGGCGAGGCGGTCAAATATGGGGGCGGCATTGGCGGGTTAACGATTCCTTTGATTAAATATTTGTTAAGAAAAGATGAGCAAAGAAAAGCGGATTTTACATGTTTAGGCCATTTTCATCAATTATTTTATCCGACAACAAGCTGCTGCGTCAATGGGTCATTAATTGGCTTGTCTCCTTATGGACACAAGGCAGGATTTAAACCCGAAAAGCCTGCGCAAGCGTTTACATTGTTAGACGAAAAGAGAGGAATTTCAGTTAAAATTCCGATATTTGCAGAATGAGCAAGAAACCAGAGAATCCAGAGAATCCCATTGAAGAGGAAATCGAAGACATGGCAGATGAGGACATCTATAAGGAATTATATTTCTTAAAAGAGTTTCTTTGGGAGGTTGAAGAGAACACATTGCTATATTTTCCAAACAAAAAAGTTGAATGGCAAACCGAGTTAATTAAGTTAATAGACCAGAGGTTAAAATGGTTAAACTTTGAAGATGAGGATTGTTAAAATAAAAAAAGATGAGAATAACAATAATATTTTTAGCAATAATTTTAGCAAGTTGCGGAGTCAAGAAACAAGCGACAAGCGTTGAGACCGAGACAAAGAGCGAGGTTAAGATTGAGACAGAAACAAAGGTCTCAGAGGTTGTCAACGATTCGTCTGTTGTTGTTATATTGGAGACTATTGACTATGAAGTTCACATCGATACGATGGGGCAAATTCAATCTGCGCCAAAGAAGTTAACCAGACAGATAATTCAAAAGCGCAAATTAGCCGTTGTGAGACACGAAGAGGTTAAGACGAAACAAGTAGCAGTTGAGCAAAAGAAAGTCGAGCAGAAGTCAAAAGAAGTAGTTAAGGAGAGCGGGACATGGTCTCTCTGGTTATTCGGTTTAATTATATTAGTGGCAATTGTGTTATATATAATGTCTAAAATTCGGGTTTTTTAGTTTAGGTTCATAGTTTGGAGAGGCCACGCAGAAATGTGTGGCTTTTTTTTTGCCCTAAAAAGTGGCTTTAAATAGTTAAAATTGCAGATTGTGAAAAAAAGATTAAAAAAAAATAAAAATTGTTTTGTTTTTTAAATAGTTAAAACGATATTTGATGACCGACACAAACCAATCGGCCTAAAATTATGAACATAGTATCTGGACAATCAGCAAAAAAACAACATTTATCTGTTGGGTCTATTACCGCTTGTAATAGAAAAATGAGCATTGGCAAAAATGATTATATCGATTTTAAATCGTGGGTAAATTCAAACCCAGAAATATGTTGCTCAAAATGTTTAGCACAATTTAATAGAATAAAAAAATAAATAAAAAAAACAAAGGGGCGCAGCATCCATCACTGCAATAACTTTAAAAACAAAATCATGAACAAGCTAAAAACAAAAAACACAAATTTATCGATTGAGGAAATTGACGAGGCCTTATTAGGTTTCGGAGTTTTAATTCTTTTATTCGGGTCATTTCTTGGCCTTTTATTTTATTTCTTATCGTAATGGGCGCAACTAAACAAACGAAAACACTGGCGAGCTTGCCATTGGATTCAGAGTGCGAAATATGTGACATCACTATTGACGGCTCAAGTTACATTGTTACTGGTTATTATACCACAGACGAAAATGAATTTGAAAGCGATTTGATAATCACAGAAAATGAGTTGGACAAATATTTGGCAGAATTTTATAGCATTGAAGAGGTTAACACCAACACAAAAAATGGCAAATATTTAGTCATGACAGATGGCGAGGGCGAGAATGCTACATTCATTCCATTTGGCCAATTCATTGACGAAAACAAATACGATTTATTTTACAATTTAATTAAGGAAAAAAGTGGTAAACTTTAAACTAAAAGGCAAAATCGAAGCCAAAGAAAATGGAGTCGATTACATGATTAAACAATTCGGAAACGAGGTTCTGGTTTACGCCTTTGAGGGCAAAGAACATGCAGTCGAATGCAATTTTATTGAACTCAGAGAGGCCATGAAATATGTCAGAGAACATGCAAGAAAAAAAGCGGGCGACATTTCACGAACTTACAACCAGACAATCATTGGCAAAATGAAACTTGGCGAGAATTATTCGGTAAGTGAAATCGAAATCAAAAACCAACGCTCTCTGGTATCTTATTACAGAAAAACAAGAAACAGAGACTTTGAATTTGAGGTTTATTACGATAATGGCAAACACTTTAAAATCACACGCATAAAATGATAGCAACAAACATTGACGCATTTGCGCAAGTATTAAGCAAACAAGGTTTTGTCTTAATAGAACGAATCGAAGAGCCATTCATGGCGCATTTTATCAAAGATGAGTTCGAAATTAAATTGAACTGGGAGACATTCACAATGCCAAATTGTTATGCGCCTCTCTATTATCCAGACTCAGCAGACCAAGCAATGACCCTGCTCGCATGTCATGGCATTATCAAACTGCCAATTCATTACAAAAGCGATGCCGACAAATTGCATCTAATTGAAAAATGTGGCTCATTAGTTAACCAATCTTTAATCAATCAAATAATCAAATCATGAAGTTAATCCATACCTATCCACACAGACAAGAAGAGGACGGATGTCCAAAGACAGAAGTTGTTTTCGTTCAATCCACAACTGGCACAAAGCCAGAGGATGCAAATATCAGTTTAGAACGTTGGGGCAAACACATTCGGGCGCAACTGGAAATGACTGAGAAAAAAGTCATCAAATTAGAACTGCGAGACAATTACGAATTGTTTAAAAATATTCGCTAAAAAATTTGATTAAATACTTTAAATGTTTAAATTTACAAATCACTAAAAAACCTAAAAAAATGACAGAACTTATCAAAATTCAATCGGAATTAAAAGCACCGAAAAATCAGTTTAATGCTTTTGGAAAATACAAGTATCGCAATTGCGAGGATATACTTGAAGCGCTAAAACCTTATCTTTTAAAGTATGGTTGCATGCTAACTATTTCAGACCAAATCAAAGAGGCGGGCGGATTAATTTATTGCGAATCAAGTGTCCAACTTACTTTGCCAAATGGTATTGTTATAACGACAACTGGATGCGCAGGCATTGACCCAAACCGCAAAGGCATGGACATTTCGCAGTCGTTTGGTTCGTCATCGAGTTACGCTCGAAAATTTGCGCTCGGGGGTATGTTTGCTCTGGACGATACAAAGGATAGCGACACAACAAACACACATGGCAAAGCGCCAGAAACAAAGCCTAAAAAAATCGCATTGGTTAAAGGCTCAGCAGCATGGAAACAGATTGTCGAAAAATTGGCTAAAAACGAAATTACAATTGGAGACGTTGAGGCTAAATGCGACATCACAGAAGAGCAAAGAGAAATGTTAATGGATGAGGCTATATGAGACCATTTAAAATAAGATGCTCACAGATTTCCAAAATCATGGGCAAAGCAAAAAAAGAGGGCGAGTTGTCTGCGACATGCAAAACATATTTGCACGAATGGTATGCGGATGACCATGAGGAAATACATTCTAAATACACTGAAAAAGGCAAGGCCGTTGAGGCCGAAGCCATTCAGTTTATGGCCGAGCAACTTGGCTTTCCTTTTGCTGAAAAGAACATCGATATTTTTTCGAATGATTATATTATCGGAGAGCCAGACGTTTTGCCGACAGAAGACATTTGCGTGGACATCAAATGTCCATTTAACCGCAAAACATTTTTGGACAATGTATCTGGAATAAATGAAGACTATGTTTGGCAGGGTCGAGGCTATTTAGAAATCACTGGGCGCAAGCAATTTATTTTATTCTATGCGCTTATGAACACGCCAGAGGATGTTAACTATGGCAAGGCCGTAAGTTATGACCATTTGCCTGCAAACCAACGTTGGCTCGCCTATACGATAGAACACTCAGACGAAATCATTGAGCAGATTTATGCTAAAGTCATTCAGTGTCGAGAATATCTGGCAAACTATCACGAACAAGTAACTAAAACAATTGGTAAAATAAACTAAAAATCATGGACAATAAAGACAAGTTAATTGAATTACTAAAAGACACAATTGAAGATTATAGAAGACTGGTTGTAAAGTATAAAGAGTCTGAGGCAATTAGGGATAAATTAATTGAGAACCAAAAAAAACAAATAGCTAATCAATTAGAAATGATAAATTTATTATCCGATGCAATTAGATAAAATCAATATCAAAATTCGAAACAGACGAATTGAACTCGGCTATAATTCAGCCGAGCAATTCGCATTCGAGAACAAATTAAATCGCAGCACTTACCAGAGAGTTGAGCAAGGTAAAAACATGACTTTGGAGACACTGGTTAAAGTTGCGCAGGCTTTAAAAATAGATTTAAAAGAATTGTTATGAAAAAATCAATAGAATTTTTTGCCGAATTATTGTGGTTTATTTCGGTTTTAGCTTTTGTGTTTATTATTTTACCAATGATTGCAGGCATTATTTTAAGTTTATTTATATGAAAGCTAAATACATTGGTAAAATTGAGGACGGCCGTCTGAGGATTTTAAACAAAAGCATGTTTGACGCCCATATTGAATCGTTAAACGGCAAAGAGGTTTCAATCATATTAGATAAAAACACCAAAAAGCGTTCAAACAATCAAAATGCTTATTATCATGGCGTTGTTTTGCCCATAGTTAAGGCGGGATTGATTGACGCAGGCTTTGAAAACTATCGAAACAATGAGCAAGTTCACGACTTATTAAAGTTTAGGTTCCTAAAGACTAACGAATCGAACACAGATGGCGAGTTTATCGAGCGAATCAAAAGCACCAGTGAACTTTCAACGAGTCAATTCATGGATTTCATTGCAGAGGTGCAGCAGTGGGCAACCGAATTTTTAAACGTTTACATTCCAGAACCAAACGAAAACTTAGAACTAAATTTATGATAGCATTATTTGAGGAGTTAACCTATCAAATCACAGACAATGAGAAGCGATGCGCTAAATTCATTGAGGCAGTGTTAAGAAAAACAAATAAATTTTACACCAACAAGCAATTGAGGAAACTAATATTTGAACGCTCTGGTAATGACACCGAGTTTGATTTGGCCGACTCCAGAATCCGAGTGATAATGAACTATTTGAGACGCACAACCGCTCCGAACATTATCGCATCGTCTAACGGCTACAAAATAACCGAAGACATTGACGAACTCAACAAGTATTTAGAGTCATTATATGACCGCATTGACGCAATTAAAGTAATCGCAGACCAAACATCCTTTTATGTTAAGCAATATGGAGCGCAACGCTAAAATAATTGAGTCTTTGATTGCTGAGAATAATAGCGTCAAAATAACTGCGGCCAAATTTAATGTCCAAAGGTCTTTTGTTATTCGTTTGGCTGCATACTATTATGGCATGGGCAACAAGGCACTTGTCTCGGTTAAATACGATGACATTGACCAATCAGTTTATCTAAAAAAATACGAGGCCAGAAACCTTGTTATTTGTAATTTGTAAAATTTATAATATATTTGAGCATGAAAATAGACATTTCCAAATTGATTAGCTTTAGCGAGTATGCTAAAAAGAATAATAAAACAACTCAGTGGTCTTATCACATGGCTAAGACTGGCAAAGTAAAAGTTTTAAAAATATCGGGTATTAATTTTATTATATTGGATTAATTAACGATATTTGAATCAATATAATTTCATTTGAAGTCGAGAACAAGTGAAATTATTTAAAGGTTAATCACTACTAACCTTAGCCCAACAATCTCGACTTGTTGGGCTTTATTTTTTTACAACCATGAAATATTTTTTGCACGATTCAAACTCCTTTAATGACGAAAAGGTAACAGAACTATTCATGGCTTTTGGCTATGAGGGTCTCGGCTTGTTTTATACTGCCTTAGAAAAGTTTGCCCAACAAGAAAAGCCAATCAAAACTGCGGTGCTAAAAAAGCAACTTAATATTGGAAAAAAGTTGGACAAATGTTGGTCGTTTATGGAAAGTATTGGACTAATATCGTCAAACAATGGCGAAAGTTTCAACAAACAATTGCTAAAGTTTAGTGAAAACTATAAGATAAAAAAAGAAAAAAGCGCAGAACGTTTGAAACATTGGCGTGAAAATCAACACGTTGTAGAAAATGAAACGCATTTCGAACACGTACGAAACGCATCTAAAGTAAAGATAAGTAAAGTAAATAGAAGTAAAGTAAAAGAGTATAGCAATTCTAACGAATTGACGCCCACTAAAAAACATTCATTTGAAAACTCTATTTATTTTGAAAAAAAAATATTTAAAGAGGCGTTCCCAGATTGGGAACGAGACAAACTCGCTAAGTATTATGAAAGCGCTTTGCTATATTCGCAGTCCAAAGGAGTTAAATATCTAAACTGGGCGGCTGCAATCAAAAATTGGGAAAAAAGGGACAATCAAACTATAAAAAATGGAAAATCAGAATTTGAAAAGAACAGAAATGCAGTCGAGCAACGCATTAGACAAGCCGACCAGTACATTGCCGAAGTTGTATTCGGGAACGATAAAAGAATTAATAACGAGCAGTCCGACTCCATTGGCATCGATTAGAAAAGAGCAGGGCGATGGCTTTGTCTCAAAGGTAATTGAACGCACAATCGATGGCTTAATCGTTTCTTTAAATGTTTCTAAGAACATGAGCGAAAGCCAGATTGCTGAAGCTGCGCAAATGGTCTATTCGGAATATTACTATTGGTCTATTCAGCATATCGTTATGGCGTTTAACAACTTTAAAATGGGAAAATATCCAGAAATTGAGTTGTTTCATTCATTTGACATTACCACTATTTTTAAAATTTTGCATAGATTTGAAAACGATTTAAAAAAGGCAAAGGAGCAAGTTGAGTCAGAGGCTATTCAAGAAAAATATAAGAAGTGGGAGCAAAGCTATCTGGAAAACAAGCCATCGGACGAAATAATTGAGCAAGTTAAGGCAATAACTACAAAAATAATGGACAAAAAAGAATATAAGAAAGCACCAGAGCCGAAAGAATGGTCGAGAACACGTGAATTACTTGCTGAGTTTGATGAACTATGGCGAAGTGAGCCAAGTAGTGGTGCGGTGCGAGTTATTAGCGTAGAGGGGCGCAAATTGACTCAGTCTGAATATTTAGTTTATAGAGTAAACAAAGAAAATGGCGAATCCTAAATACTACGAATTAATTTGTCAGATGGGGCATGTGATTAAACACATCAAAATTATGGCCACTCACGATGACTGGGAGCAATACGATAGGCGAATTAAACGAGAGTTATTTGGCAAAGGCAAAGAGACTCCATTTAAAATTTTAAATAGCAAAATAATTAACCAAAATTTAGGACTATGAGTATATTTTTTATTATTTTAGCATCAATGTGCAACGCTTTAATGGACACCTTGTCAACCAGATACGATGTTTCCATATTTAGAAACTTTAAAAACCAACAATTCTGGGATTGGCGAATTAGTTGGAAAAACAAATGGAAAAATGGAGACATTCGCAATGGCGAAAGTTTCTTTTTGTCAAGCACTATGCTTTCGGCTTTAACAGATGGATGGCATTTGGCTAAGGGATTAATGCTTGGCTTTATATCTTTGGCCGTTGTTATGTACGTTCCAATGTACGGCATTTTGGACGCTTGCATCTTTTGCATTGTCTGGGGAATTACATTTGAGTTTAGTTACAACAAACTATTTAAGCTATGAGCGACATAAATCCAGACTATTATAAAAAAGGCGATAAGCAAGTATTTGAAATGATGCTTGACATCTGGGGCGTTGATAAATACATTGCATTTTGTGAAATGAACGCCTTTAAATACAGAATGAGACTGGGCGACAAACCAGACCAACCAGTCGAAAAAGATTTGGCCAAAGCTAAATGGTATGAAACAATGGCTAAGAAGCTGAGAGCAGAGAACAAAAAAGAAGTGGTAACATTTACGACAACACCAAATCCGACATTCACTACAATTCAAACGCCTACATTTACAAGCGCACAAAGACCAGTTATTGGCGGCTGAGTGCATTCGATTTTTAAACTATAAAACTATGATAAAAGGAATATTGAATCTGTTTAAACCTAAAGTAAAGCCGCCAACAAACAATCCAGAGTTTGAACAAGTTGAATGGGCATTTCAGTTTAATGAAGATGAGCCATGTTTATTCATGAAAGCAAACAACAACGAAAAGGCTTTGAAAGTTATTGTCAGAAACAAGCTAAATTCAAAATATGTATTTAAGGATGGCAAAGGAAATGAGTTTAAAATATTTGCAAGGGAGCAAATAGAGAATTATTCAATTGGCCAAAAAACTATTTAAAAAATTATATAACTTAAACGACAAACAAAAGGGAAATGAAAACATTTAACACTAAAAGTAAAACAAGTCTAATGACAAGTCCATTATTAATATCAGAACAAAATGTTGTTTTTTTAAAAAATAATGGGACAAAAGAGCTTTTAAAACTTTGTGAAAACGGAGACATTTTTGTAAATGGCAAACTTGTAGAAAATGACAAAGAAGTTGTTGATGGTTTGCGAGAATTTTTAAAAGGGCAACAAACATTTAACAAAATGGAAAAACAAACGGCAGTAGAGTTTTTATTAACAGAATTAGATATAGATAAATTAATAAGTAGGGAAAATTTAACAATTGCAGCAGAGGTTGTAAGACAAGCCAAAGAAATAGAGAAGGAGCGGATGAAAGATGCTTGGGATGATGGTTTATTTGGTAAAACAGATAATTTTCAACAATACTACAACGAAACATTTGGAAAATAAACTTTTAAACAACAAACAAAATGAAAGAATTAGAATATATTTATGTGAAGAATGTAACGCATAAGTTTGAGGACAGGACAACAACGTGTAACGAGATTAAAGATATTATTGATTGGGGTGGATATTATATTGTGATTTTATATAGAAGTGAACCAATTACTTATAGTAAATCAAGTTTAACACCTTGCTTAAATTATTATCGTTGTTATGGAAATCTTACCCCACGCAATCCTGAAAAAGATGCCTTAAAGCAACAGATAGAGGAGAAAGAAAAAGAGTTAAAAGAATTAAAAGATAAATTAAACAAATTATAAACTTAAACAACAAACAAAATGAAAACAAAAGAAGAAATAATACAAATTATTGAAAGTAAAAAAGATGATAAATTATTTAAGCAGAAATGTAGAGAAAATTTGGTCTGCTATGTATGTGGAAATGATTTAGAGTATAAATTTGAAAAAATATCATTTTTTAATACTAACCATTATTTAATGTGTAAAGAAGATGCGGCACACTATTTAGAATTAATAACTCCAGAAAGAAAAAAATAAAACATTTAAAAAATAAACAAAATGAGAAAAGTATCAGTAAATGGTAAAATAGGATTCACAACATCCGTAATACGACACAGAAGTGGTAAATATCCAATATGGTTTGAAAAGTCAGACGGGGTAGTATTTGTGCATAGCAATAAAGTTAAATTCTTATAAGTGGACAAAATGGAAAAACAAACAGCAGTAGAATGGTTAATTGACCAAATATTAGTTGAATATGATACATATTTTAATGAAGAAGGAGATTTAGTTGATAAGCCAATTAATCAATTTTTTAATGCTTATAAAAGTAGTGTTAATTTAATAGAATATGTTAAACAAGCCAAAGAAATGGAGAAGCAACAAATCATCAATTGCTATAATAAATCGTGGCATTTTAGAGATAAGCCATACGAAACAGCAGAAAAATACTACAACGAAACATTTGGAAAATAATATCTAATTTTAGCTTTATAGTGGAAAAAATAAGCCTTAAAAGGGATAATTATATGTGTTTTTGTGATTTTAATGACCAGTTATTTGTCACGAATATTGCTATAATTGTGACAGAAAGTGCATGAAACGTTACTAAAAAATTATGCAAAAGCACATCAAAGTTTATTTTAATTACTACGGCTTAGACGAGCATTCGTTTATTGCCTGCGAAGTATGCAAAGCTAAAGCAGTTGACATACATCACATTGTTTTCAGGTCTAAGTTTGGCAAAAAGACCAAAGACCAACAAGATGCAATTGAAAACTTAATTGCACTATGTAGGGAATGCCACAACAAAGCACATGACAATAAACTCACAAAAGAATGGTTAACGGAATTGCATACATCAAACCTTTAAGCGTAAACAAAGCATGGCAAGGAAAACGATTTAAGTCTCCAGAGTACAAAGTTTATGAGAAACAAATGCTTTTAACTCTAAAGCCAATGCAACTGCCAGAGCCGCCATATCAAATTGACTTTGAATTTGGATTCAGCAACAAAGCATCGGACATAGACAATCCCATGAAACCATTTTTGGATATATTGCAAAAAAAGTATAATTTTGATGACGCAGAAGTCTATAAAATAGTGATAGTGAAGACAATAGTTGCCAAAGGTAGCGAGTTTATAAAGTTCGAAATCAAATCACTAAGGTAAACGGCTGAATTTAAGTAAATTATAGCATTCAATTTTTACAATACTTGTCATGAACATAAAAATAAGCGACAAAGAGTTTTTAGCAATACTGAGAGAGAACGCAGGACTATTTTCACGAACTGCAAAAGCTATTGAAAAGCAATTCAAAATAGATTACACGAGGCAAGCGGTCAGAGAGAGAGCATTGAAATTCCCAGAGGAACTAATTGACATCCGAGAGCAAAACATTGATGTGGCCGAAGATGGTTTGTTTAGTCTTATGAAGTCAGATAATGACAACGTAAAGATGCGAGCAATCGAATTGTATTTGAAAACCATTGGCAAAGCCAGAGGATATGTCGAAAAGGTCGAGCAACAAATAACTGGGGGCATGGACAACACATTAGAAATAAAGATTGTTAAAACCGAGTTTCCGATAAGGTCAACAGAAAACGATGTTTGAGACAACTGAGTTATTTGAAGCTAATATAACGGCCGAGACTAAAATCATAATCAATCAAGGCGGAACATGGTCTGGCAAAACTTATTCTATTTTGCAGGCGCTTGCCTATTTTGCATTGACAGACCCAAACTCATTAATCACAATCGTTGGTCAAGACATCCCGAATCTTAAAGCGGGAGCGCTCAGAGACTTTCAAAACATCATTTCAGACAATCCAATTGTTGACGCTCAGATTAGCGACTATAATAAATCCGACAGAATTTACAAGTTTGTTAATGGCTCAATGATTGAGTTTAAGTCTTATGATAATTCGCAGGATGCTAAGTCTGGAAAGCGAGACTATTTGTTTTTAAATGAGGCGAATGGTATTGACAGACAGATTGCCAAGCAACTATTGCTTAGAACAAAGAAAAAAGCATTTATTGATTTCAATCCAGACGCTGAGTTCTGGGTGCATGAAGACTATTTGAATAACCCGACCGCAAAGTTTATTTATTCAGACCACAGAAACAATCCCTTTGTCCCAAATGAGAATAGAGCCGAAATAGAGGCGCTCAAAGACATTGACATTGAATTGTGGAAAGTCTATGCAAGGGGAATAACGGGACGCATTGAGGGACTTATTTACCGCAATTGGACGATTGGAAATGTATTCCCAGACGTTGACTATGTTTACGGCTTAGACTTTGGTTATAACCATCCAACGACACTGGTTAAATGTGGATGGGACGAAAACAAATTCTATCTGGAAGAGGTCATTTATGAAAGCGGATTGACAACGGCTGACTTAATTGAAAAAATGCAGAAACTAAACATTGGCCAAAAAGAAATATTTGCGGATGCTGCCAGACCAGACACAATCGAGGAACTTTATAGAGCGGGATTTAACGTCTTTAGCGCAGACAAGTCGGTCAAAGATGGGATTAATACACTAAAGGCAAAGCCAATTGTTTTGGTTGACTCTCCAAATGGAGTAAAAGAGTTCAAAACGTATAAATGGAAAACAGATAAGAACGGCAAAGCAATTGACGAGCCAGTCAAGTTCAATGATGACTTTTGCGATGCTGCCAGATACGGCATATTTAATGGCACAAAATCCCACACAAAAAAAATATCATGGTTTTAGTTAACATCGACAAAGAATACCAGTTCCCAACTCAGTTGGACGAAATCACATTGAGGCATTTTATCGATTTGCAAAACTTGTTGCATGAGGAAAAATACAATGAAGCGGTCATGCTTATGTCTGGAATCAGTCCCGAAGTTTACGACAAAATAAGTTTGAACGGCAAATTGGAGTTAACTGGATTGGCTCAGATGTTAGTCAATGGCGAAATACTTATGGTTGGCGAGCGATTAGATTTATACGAAATAATGAGTTGCCCGATTGGACAATTCGAAGACTGGAAAGCAACCATTGCTGAATTTAAGGATTGCGAGTGGAAAGCATTGCCATTTTTATGCTTGTTAGAAACTGGCGAATATAACTACGACACCAGAACAAACAAACGATATTTGGAATATCTAAACTTGCCCGCATCTGTTGCACTTTTTTACCAAAACAAAGTGAATGAGCAATTTGCAGATGTTCACAATAAATTCTTACCTTTGTTTGAAAGCGAATTAGAGGACATTCAATTAGAAGCGGGAGTTCAAAGTCTTAATCAGTTTGGCGGTTATGGCACATTGGTGCAATTGGCAGATGGGATTTACAAAGACATTGAGGCAGTGAGCAAAACAAGCGTTGCGGAGGCATACACTTTTTTGACTTACAAGAAGATTGAAAGAACATATTTGCAGAACTTAGAAAAATTGAGACGTGAACAAATTAATCGAAATATTCAAGACTAAAGCCGAGCAGACTTATGCTTTCGGCAATGGAACGTTTAATGAGTTGAACGCCCAGTCGAATATCAAATATCC